GTTAAGGTAGGCAACGGCTCTAAAGCTAACCTCATGGTTAAGCCTTATGGTTGGAAGTCACCAACAGGTCAGAAGGGTATCTCGCTTGGTATCGTTAAGATGGTCGTTACAGACCTAAACGAGTACAAGCAAGAGGCAGTTGACGTATCTGATTTGGTCAATGAAGACACGTTATGATTGCTCTCATAGACGGTGACATCCTATGCTACCGTATAGGATTCGCAACCAATGAGGAATCTGAGGATGTTGCTATCAGGACGATGGCATCATTCTTGGAGGAGATGTTGATGTTTGACTTGGATTGTACTGAGTGGAAAACATATCTAACTGGTAAGACCAATTTCCGGTTTGATGTTGCAGTCACCGCACCCTACAAAGGTAATCGCAAAGGAGATAAACCAGTACACCATGGTCTTCTGCGTGAGTATCTTGAGACTTCATGGAATGGTGTAATATCTGATGGTTGTGAAGCAGATGATGAGATCGCAATAGCGGCAACCTCACATGGTGACGAATCAATCATCGTATCTCTTGACAAAGATTTTGACCAAGTGCAGGGATGGCACTATAACTTTGTGAAGAAGGATAAGTATTACATCACCCATGAAGAAGGGTTACTTAATTTCTATATGCAATTCTTGACAGGTGATCGTATTGACAACATCGTTGGTGTTAAAGGTATTGGCCCTGTCAAGGCTCGTAAGTTACTTGAAGATAAGACGGAGCTTGAAATGTTTAACACCTGCTCTGAGGAGTTAGGTAGTGTTGAACGTGCAGTTGAGAACGGACGCTTGCTGTACCTTCAACGGTCACACGGAGAGCTATGGGAGCCGCCTAGTGAAGACACAGAGTGCCAAAGCAAAGGGCAGGAAACTACAACAGTGGACAGCGGAACAGATTCTACAAACGTACCCGCATCTGGAGAATGATGATGTTAGATCAACCAGTATGGGTGTTAGTGGTTCTGATGTGCAACTTAGCCCTCTGGCTCGCAAGTCTTTCTCGTATGATGTCGAATGCAAGTCGCTTGCGAGAGTTGGAGTCTATCGCTATGTTGACCAGTGCAACAATAGAAGCGATACACAACCACTTGTCATCGTCAAAGAAAACAGAAGAAAACCTCTCGCAGTCGTAGATGCAGAGCACTTCTTTGAGTTACTGAGGATAGTACATGAAACACATGGTGATACCAGACACACAGGTGAAGCCGGGACACCCGACTGAGCATCTGGAGTGGGCAGGAGAGTACGCCGTTGAGAAGAAACCTGATGTGATAGTACACATTGGCGATCATTTTGATTTACCATCGTTGTCAACCTACGATGTTGGTAAAAAGTCGTTTGAAGGTAGACGCTACATCAACGACATTAACTCAGGTATTGAGGCGATGCACCGCTTTCTTGATCCAATCCGCAAGGAACAGTCACGCTTAAAACGCAACAAGAAAGAACAATGGAACCCTCGCTTAGTATTTACACTAGGCAACCATGAAAATAGAATCAACAGAGCGATTGATGCAGACCCTAAACTAGAGGGTCTGATGTCGTTTGATGATTTATATTTGAAAGAACTAGGGTGGGAAGTGTATGATTTCTTACAACCTGTGGTTATTGACGGTGTCTGTTATAGCCATTACTTTGTTAGTGGTGTTATGGGAAGACCAGTAAGCTCAGCCAATGCACTGTTAGCAAAGCAACACATGAGCTGTGTGATGGGTCACGTTCAAGACAGACAGATTAGTTTCTCAAAACGTGCTGATGGACGTAGGATTACTGGGTTGTTTGCAGGTATCTTTTATCAACACGATGAGGACTACTTGACACCTCAGACGAACGGATCGTGGTCAGGTATCTGGATGTTGCACGAAGTCAATGGTGGTGCATTTGATGAAATGCCTGTGTCACTAAACTATTTGAGGCAAAGATATGGTTGATTTAAATGAAATGGCTAAAGAGTTTGATTGTGACTTTGCACGGAACTACCAACTAGGAGGTACGCATTACACCGACAAGAAAATACAGCCGTGGGATGCGATGCAGGAATGGATGACCGAAGAACAATTCAAGGGATTCTTAACTGGTAATGTAATCAAATACATCGCTCGTTTTCAAGACAAAGGTGGGGTACTGGACTTACAGAAATGTAAACATTACCTTGACAAACTCATAGAAGTGTGGTAAAATAGATGTTCACGCTTGAAGAACTGAAAGATAAACTCAAGCAATTAGATGAGGTCACTCTGATTGAAACACTCAATCTGACCTCTGAAGATTTGGTTGACAGGTGTGTAGACCTGATTGAAGAAAAACAAGAGACACTGGAGTTAAACTTTGATGAAACAACACCTTGGGATAACGATTGACTATGAAAGAGACTCTCGCCTTAGTGAACAAGCAATTACTCTCATGCGGGACTACTATATGCTTGAGCATGAAGAGTCTCCTCAAGAAGCCTTTGCCCGTGCTTCAGTGGCTTATTGCGATGGTGACCTTGACTTTGCACAACGTATTTACGACTATTCTTCAAAAGGTTGGTTTATGTTTGCGTCGCCTGTGTTGTCAAACGCACCTGAACATGGCAGAGGCAATAGGGGCTTGCCTATTAGTTGTTTCCTTACTTACGTGGGCGACAATCTTGATAGCCTTATTGAGCATAATGGTGAAGTAGCATGGCTTTCCGTAAAGGGCGGAGGTGTGGGTGGGCACTGGTCAGATGTGAGAGGGATCAGCGACAAAGCCCCCGGCCCAATGCCGTTCATGAAAGTAGTAGACAGTCAGATGACAGCGTACAAACAAGGCAAGACTCGCAAGGGGAGTTACGCCGCATACCTAGACGTAAGCCATCCTGACATTGAAGAATTTATTTCGTTTAAAGTACCTACAGGTGGAGACATCAATCGTAAGTGCTTTAACTTGTTTAACGCTGTGAATATCACAGATGAATTTATGGAGAAAGTAATCAATGATGAACAACACGATCTTACAGACCCGCATACAGGAATTGTCAGAGATACAATCCCGGCTCGCAAGCTGTGGCAACGAATCCTTGAAGCTAGGTTCAGAACTGGTAGCCCATACCTTAACTTTATTGACACAGCCAGACGAGGCTTACCGGAAGCTCAAAGAAAACTTGGACTGTCAGTTAATGGCTCTAACCTCTGCAACGAAATCCATCTCGCAACATCTGAAGAAAGAACAGCAGTCTGTTGCCTCTCCTCAGTCAACCTTGAAAAGTATGATGACTGGCGAACAAGCGGCATGGTTGGAGACCTTGTCAGATTCTTGGACAATGTCATTCAATACTTTATTGACAACGCACCAGAAGAACTTGGAAAAGCTGTCTACTCTGCATACAGAGAGCGTTCAATCGGCCTTGGAGCAATGGGCTTCCATGGCTACCTCCAAAACAAAGGAATAGCTTGGGAAACATGGCAAGCGGCTAGTGAGAACTATCGTGTGTTTCAAGACATCAAACAACAAGCACAGTATTCAACGTACCAGTTGGCGATGGAGCGTGGTGAATGCCCTGATGGTAAAGGTACGGGCGTTAGAAATATGCATCTTTTGGCTATTGCTCCTAACGCTAACAGTAGCATCATATGCGGTTGCTCTGCCTCTATTGAACCTCGTATTTCTAATTGCTTTGTGCATCGTACAAGGGCGGGCTCTCACACGGTGCGTAATCCGTACTTGGAGAAACTATTAGATGATAAGGGTCACAACACTAAAAAGGTCTGGCAGAGCATCCTTGAAAGCGAAGGCTCTGTTCAGCACTTGGAGTTCTTATCCGACAGTGAGAGGGATACGTTTAAGACAGCGTTTGAATTGGATCAGACGTGGGTTGTTGAACACGCCGCAAAGAGACAGGAGTTTATCTGTCAAGGACAGAGCGTCAACCTATTCTTTCCATCCGGCACGGATAAAGCTATCGTTAATCAGACACATCTCAAGGCTTGGAAAGAAGGACTTAAAGGCTTATATTACTTGCGGACGACTGCGGGGGTTACAGCGGAGAAAGTTGGCACGAAAGTAGACCGTAATGCGCTGAAGGACTTTGAAGATGATGAGGTTTGTGTATCATGTCAGGGGTAGACTTAATACTAGAAAGAATTGAACTGGTCAAAGACGTAGACCCTTTCAATAAAAAATTATTAAATGACGCATACGACACAATCATAGACTTGTCCAATAAACTAGATACACTGGAGAAACAATTATATGAGCTTGCAGGAACAGAGCAGAAGCTATAAACCATTCAACTACCCTTGGGCTGTTACGTATGCCACAGAGCATGAGCGTATCCACTGGATTGAGGATGAGCTAGAGCTACAAACAGATGTCAACCATTGGAAATCCGATGTACTATCGCAAAACGAAAAAAACCATATCACCCAAATCTTGCGGCTTTTTACGCAAACAGACGTTGCGGTGGGGACAAACTATCTGGAGTATTATATACCCAAGTTTAAGAACAATGAAATCAGGGCGATGCTTACGGCCTTTGCAAGTCGAGAGTTCATCCACCAAAGAGCCTACGCCCTCCTGAATGATACTCTTGGGTTACCTGAAGAAGAGTTTACGACGTTCCTTGAGTATCAGCAAATGTCTGCAAAAGTGGAGTTCATGTCTGATATTGATATGCATAGCGTCAGCGGAACTGGACTAGCTATCGCACGATCTGTACTGAATGAAGGGATGTCTTTGTTCTCTGCATTTGCCATGTTGTTAAACTACCAACGCTACGGTAAGATGCCGGGGATGTGTACTGTTGTTGAATGGTCAGTACGAGATGAGTCACAACACGCTGAAGGTATGGCTAAGTTGTTTAGGGCGTTCTGTGATGAGCACCCACGGATTGTGAATGATGATTTCAAGAAAGATATATACGAGATGTTTAGAACTGCGGTCAAACTTGAAGACAAGGTTATTGACTTGGCGTATGAGATGGGTGACTTGGAAGGTTTGTCGGCGGCAGATGTCAAGCAGTACATTCGCTACCTCGCAGACAGACGTTTACTCCAACTTG